CTTTCGGGGTCGCCTCGGCCTTTGCGTCGATGCCCTCATTGAAGAGCGCAAATTCGATGGTCGCGTTATCAGGATAGAATGTGTTTGCTATCGCATTGCACAAACTCCTCGTTGCGGTAAGGTTATCCACGGCTACGACTGCGTTTTGAGGGTGTAGATGCCGTTCATTTCCGTAATCACGGGCAACGAGAGTGATTCGGCCTTGGTGAACTCAACGCCGTTGCTGCCCTGCGTTTCGCCCACGCCCCATTGCGAGACGCGGATACGCCCGTAGTTGGAGTACGCTACTCCGGCCTCCTGTTTCAGCTCGTTGTTCGCCCATGCGTTTTTGACGATGCCGAGCTTGCCGTCGGGAATGAAGACCATGTTCTTCTCGTTCCACGGCGTATAGGGGACGCGGAGCGTGCCTTTCTGAATGCGAACCTGACGGCGGATAGGCTCGAAAACAGGATAGCTGTTTTCTTGCATATAGGCGTTCAGGTCTTTCAGCTGCACGATCTTCGCAGATTTGTCGGTTCCCCAGATCATCTGCTTGATCTTCTTGCTGCGGCACATGTAGGAGATGCGCGACGGAGCGCAGAGGATTTTGCCGAATACGGTTTTGTCCTGTGCGGCGTCGATGATCCCCTGAATATCCTCGAAGCAGTCCACCGTGTCGATGTTGGCGTCTTTCCACTCGATGCGGGACGACGCGATGTTTTCGGAGGGCTGGTTGAAGTTGATCGTGCCGCGCACGCCACCTTCGGGGTTGATGTTGTCGTCGAGTTCGACGACGCCCTCGTTGGAAAGCGGACGCAGGAACAGGATGTCGAGCTTTGCGAGGACGGAGCTTACGACCGTCGTCGAGCTTCCCCACATCAGTTTGATGAGCTGCTCCGTCTTTGCCTTGTCGGGGAGCGACTTGCTGTCGAGGATTTGCAGAACCTTACGATAGTCCTGAATCGTCATCGGCAGCGTTACGGCATGATTGAGGATGCGCTCTTTCACGGTTTCCAACCCCTCCGTACCGAGGATAGCCTCTTTCGACTGATCGCCGATGGTCGGAGCAGCAACAGTGATGTTGTACTGACCGATGATCTCCTCGAAGTCGAGGCCGATAGTCGGGGTGTCCCAGTCGAGGAAACGCTCGAAGATTACGTTGTCGAAAAGCTGCTTGTGCAGTTTCGAGGCGGCATCGAAGCGAGCTTGTACGTGCTGCGTCAATGCGCCAAAGATTGAGCTATAAAGAATTTCGGGCATGATCGTTACTGTTTAATGAACAGAATGTTCGGGTTTGCTTTGAGGCATACCTTGCCGGGATTGATGAGCCAGTCTTCCAGCAAAGGGAAGTTCAGGCTCGGATAGAGGACTACCGCCTCGTATGCGGCATCAATCGTCGGGAGGCCCTTTCCGGTGAACTCCTTGGCCGCTCCGACAACCATGTTGGGTGTATAGCGAGGCGCGGCAGGGATGGGGTCGGAACCCGAACCGCCGCCTGTTTCGGCATATTCGGTTGCCTCTACGAGGATGTCGCCCTCGGCCAGCCCTGCGATGGCGGATGCGAACGTGATGACATCGTACCCGGCATTGGCCGTGTCGATGGACTTGATGATCGGGGATTTGTCGGTTACTCCGAGTTTCATTACTACGTCGCCTGCGACGAAGTAATGCCCTTTGGCGACGCGGGGCGCGGTGGTCGTGCCTCCTTTGAGAACCTTGGCGGTCTTGCAAACGGCGGCACTCATCGCCTCGAAATCGACATAGATAGGAGTTCCCCGATGCAACACCGTTCCGACGGGGAAGTTCTGCACCGGCTTGAAGCCGCCCGGCAGAATCTTGCACTCGCCGCGCCAAATTTCGGGCGTGTGGCCCGATAGCTGCGTTTTCTTGAAATCAATAGCCATTGTTGCAATCAATTTAAGGGGTGAATGATTCGGAGCTGTTACTTGTTGGGAAGACTTTCGGCCCAAGCCTTGGCGTCGGCTTCCATTGCCTCCTTGCTACTTCCTGTTTCATGCGCCTGCTCCTTGGGCATGAGGTTGTTGGTGACTAACTCCTGCTTGTAATCCGCCAGCTCCTTGTCGAGGTCTGCATCCTCTGCGAATGAGACTCGCTTCATCAGGTAGTCGGGGATTCCGAGCTTTTTAGCCTTTGCCGAGATTTCGGCCTGTCGCGTGGTCTTTGCCTTTTCCGCTTTGAGCGCGGCGTTCTCGGTTTCGAGATCGGTCAATTTTTTTTGGAAAGGCTTGAACCATTCGGGGGCCTCATCTTCATTTCCGCCCTCATCTTCGCCCTCGTCGTTGGATTGCGGTTTCTTTGATTGCGGTTTCGGACGTTGCGTCTTCCTCGTGATCTCCCCCTGCATTGCCTTTGCATAGGGCACGAGCGAATCCACTTTCGCGGCGATGTCTTCGTCCGAGGCATCGTCGGCAAGACCCTCCGCCCCGATCTCTACGAGGTCGTCGAGTGCCTTGTCAGTCAGTCCCATATCCTTGCATTTTTCGGATAAGAGCTTGCGAAATTTCTTTTTCATAGTCGAAAAAAATTGTTAAAACGTATCGTTACGGACAAAGGTAATGAAAAATATCTATTAGGTATCTAAAATTTCGACAAAAATTATCTGTGTGGTTATGATATAGTTATCCGTAAATACACGTTTTTGACTGATTTTGAGCGCACTTTTTCTGCGGAAAAAGTTGCTTACTATAATAGTTGGCTATATATTTGCATCATCAAACAGATACTTAATAAGTAATAAATAACGACCAAAATTTATAATAGGCTATGACACGAGAAGAGTTTACCGAAAGAGTTGGCTTGAATGTATCGGACGGAATTTTTGAGGTATGGAACGGGGTGTATATGTCCTCGGATAAGGACAAGGACGAGTTCTGCAAACCATTCGCCACCAAGAAAGGGCATCTCGATCTTTCCCGGTCAATGGTGATCGAAATCGCCGAATTGAAGAAAAAGATCAGAGTGCAAAAAGAGAGCTATGATCGGCAGGTCGAACTCGCAACGTCCTATCAGGATAAGTATTACGCGGAAAAGTCCAAGCACGATGAGTTTTATAAGAAATATGCGGAAGAGTGCGAAAAGCGATACGCACTCGAAAGAAAGCTCGAACAGATAATGAACCTAATCAACGCATAATCATGGATAAAACGAGACAGGCCAAGGCGGAAAGCCTGCATGAATGGAAGTCCCAAATGGCGGACTTCCTCCTCGAAAGAGCGCAGAAATTCGGCGACATTACCCTCCATATCAAAGCGGCCGATTTGATTGGCATGAAAGAGGTGATCCGTCGGAAAATCATCAAGGGCCTGCCCTTGTGGGAGGTCGATAGGGTTTGGTTGAAAAATAATCTCAAATAATCGCAAGTATGGAAAAGATCAAAATCAAGCATGTAGGATTCGATTCATGGGATCGGGAGGTATTCCAAACGCAGAAAGGGACGTATGTCGTGGATATAAGTTTGGACTATTCGCATCAGAATATGAGGCTCTGCACGAAGAACAACAACGAGTTCGACGGGGAACCGGATACGGCCCTCAAAACCGACGCATTCGAGATCGTCGATGATTTCGAGGCCGAGCAATAATCGCAAACCTTAAAAATTCAACGCAACAATGGCAAATTCAATCAATGTAAACGGATGCTCCGTCTGCCAGCCGGGACGAGAGAACTACACGAGTTTCACGGCCAAAATCGGCCGGAAAACGGTCAAAAGATGGCAATACGACTACCGCACGGAGAGCGGCGAACTATTTTCCTGTGTCGGGGAATCCCTCGATAACTGCCGCGCAAAGCGGGATTTATGGCTCTCTCAAAAGCAGTAGGATCATGGCAACGAAAAAGGCTATAAAGACCTACGAGGTTGAGGTTTCTATGACGTGGTCGCAGTCCTATACGGTCAAAGCCAAGACGGCGGCCGAAGCGCGACGCAAAGCACGAACTATATTAAAAAATGCGAAAAAAAGGTAAAAATATCGGAGGATGGTTTATTCTAAGGTCTGTTGGAAACAAAGCCGTCGATATACTCTTTGTCATGGGCAACGACCGCAAAAGCCTGCCTGACGAGCTTGTTGGCTACAGCGATCATGGCGAGTTTTCCGGGCTTCCCGTTTTGCCTGAGCCTCGTGTAAGTCTCTTTGCATTGGGCATTGAACCTGCTGGCAGGCCAAGCGGCGATATAGAGAAGACCTCTGGTGTATGCGTCTCCGTTTCGGTTGATGTGTCCTCTGATGTTTACGGACGTACCGGACTGTTCGTAAGTGGGACAGATACCGAGATATCGGGACACCTGCTTGGCATTTTGGAAGTAGGTGAAACCACCTGTTGTGAGGATAAGTGCCGTGGCGAGCGTTATGCCTATCCCCTTTATAGTCGTCAGGAGTGCAAGTTGCCTGCTGAACTCGACTTCGACAAGATCCGTGAGTTCCGATTGAAGCCTGTCGCGCCTCTTTTCAAGGAACTTGATCGTTTCGTCTACGGTATGGGTCGCCCCTTTGTCCGGAACAGGCAGACAAGCGAGAGAGCCACGAAGGTTCGACATGGCGGTAATCTGCTTGGTAAGTTGACGTATGACCGTTCTCTTCTGTCGGAGCCGCAGGATGGCTTCTCCTTGTACCTTGAAAGGCTGCGGGTTCATTTTCTCACCGTACAGGGCTATGAGCCGAGCGTCGATCTTGTCAGTCTTGACCGTGGAGAGCATGGCTCTGGCGAAGTTCTTTACCTTCAGCGGGTTTTCCATGCTGACAGTAATCCCTGCGACATTGAGCATATACAGCAGCAATGCGCTGTAGTTCCCGGTGGCTTCCATGACACAGTGGATACTACCGTCTTTGGGCAGAGTTCCGATGAACTGCTTGATCCCTGCGGTCGTGTTGTTAAAAGTGCGGATTTCCCCGCCCTTGTCGGAGGAGTAAGCCACCACGAATGTAGCTTTGCTCACGTCGATTCCAATGTACTGCATGGCCGTTCGGTTTTTAGTTTTAATGACATCGCTTACATCTTGATCCCTCATTGCAAATACGGGTTCATGCACCTTACGAACTATCCGGATTCTGATGTAAAGAGTATGGGGTCGGAACATGCTTTTCGGTCTCGCAGACCAATGAGAGATCGGACTTATT